CCATCCGTACAGTACTTCCCATCCTTGAACAGATTGAGATCCATTGCGAGTCTCAGTTTGTGACAAGAGTTCCTTGATCCGTACCCTACCTTCTCTCCTAGTGCTCCGTGCAATCGGGGATCACGGTACGCATCACCCAGAGTAACCTCGTAGCCCTGCTCATAAGCCCAGAGGATTAACTCTGAGATCATCTTGGAAAAGAGTCTCTGCTTCTGGGAGAGTGTCATTGCGGAGCCTGCTCAGGTACTTGTACCTCAAAGAAGTCCCTAGCAAGAGCATCCCGACTGCCTCGCGCATTAGGAGAAAACGTATCCACTTGCTCTAGGACACCCAAAGCTACGTTCATTTTGGTAGCCAATGCTTGACTGAACGGTTCTTCTACGCTGGATACGAACTTCCCATCACCGTACCTAATGTTGCTTAGGGCTCCGCCGGCATCTGCTTTAAGATCGGAGATGTTCTGTTGGGCAATCCTCTGTACGCTTAGTGCAGCCCCAGCCCTTTTATCTGCTGGAAGAGATGCAACATCCTGCGCCAGCTTATCGTTAAAGATACGATTGTAGATACCCGCTCTATCCAGTTTCTGTACTGCCCATATTTGACCAGCACTGTAGTTAAGACTGTTATAGAATGCATTTGGGCTGTTGGTAGCCGCATTAGGATCAGCAACAATACTGATAGTCGCAGCAGTTGCTCCTGGTGCTACGGCAGGATCTACAGGCAGACCAGTGGTAGCATTAACTACGCCTTGAAGCCTGTTCTCAGTAGTAGCGACTGCCCTCACAACTTGTCCGGCTAGTTCAGTGATTATGCTTTTGCCTTCTTCTGTCCTCAAAGCATCTGCTACTGAGGTTCGCAGCAATTCCGGAGCAAGTCCACTTGCCAGCAATCTCCCAACAGTAGGATTGCTGAACACATCCACACCGTACCTAGTTTTCAAATCCTCAAGAGTTCTTGCTCGGATTGCGAACTGACTCTTATCTCCGAACAAGTACTCGTTAAGATTGTCGATTGTTGCTTGCACTCTTGCGCGAGATTGCTGTGCAATTGCTGGATCTACTCGCAGGACTGTTCCGTCTGCTGCTTGTACTGTCGTTCCGAAAGCAACATCAAGCTGCCGCCCAACAGCCAAAGCGCCAGAATTGAATTGTTCTTGCGCTGCTGCCGGATCACTCAAGTTAATTCCTTTCATTAAAAAATCTAGTTCTTTGGACAAAGCAGGAAGGACTTGTTTTTCTACGTTAGCAACATAATTGTTAGAAAAATCCGTTTGTGCCCTATCAGAGGCTTGCCAAGCAAATGACTGCTCAGCTCTTCCTTCGGCTCTTGCCGCCCGCACTTGCTCTACGCGAGTTGCTTCTTGCTGCACAAGATCATCGTTCTGGAGCTTCATGATTGCTTGCCAGTTCCAGAAGGTAAGTTCTTCAGGAGACATGGTATCTACAGGCTTAGGAGGAGCAAGTTTTGCCTGCATCAAATTGCTTTGTACGTTATTAACTTGTTTGTTCCTTGCAGCCTGTTCCGCTGTTATTGATGCAGCCGCTTGCGCTTCTTGTGCCCGAAGCAACTCAATTGTTTGCTTGTACTCTGAACCAACAGCACCAGCAGCCCTGCGATACCTCTCAGCAAACCAAGGTTCTTTTGCAATCTTTTCCCGCAGTCTAGCCTCTAGGCCCAGTTCAGCATTTGTTGATCGTCCCATAGATTGCAATTGAGCAACCCTGTCAGCTTTCTGCGCTACCTCTTTTTCTCCCGCAGTCATAGGAGTGTACTGCTCCCCAAGAGGATCAGCGGTGTACCCAAGATCCATCCGAAAAGATTTCTCCATTTCGCTCTTGAACTGATTTTCTTTTACCGTTCCGTAGAGTTCTAGTCCACCAGCAACGGCTCCTCCTGCTGCCTTAAGAAGCATCTCTCCTGATTGATCCACTACCCCTGCTTGCGGAGTAACTGCGTTTGCTACTTGGTTAATGTTAGTGGACTGAATGCTAAAGTCTGCCATTATTAGTTCCCTGGAGTAAGGTTTCTGTCTTTCATGCGACGAGTGTTATCGTCATTCAAGAGGTTGCTGGTTGCTCTGCTAAGTACTTCTGCTCTATCGAGATCGTCTATTGTTGCCATGAACGTTGAGTACCCCTGCTCCAGTACGTCCTTTTTTGCGTAGTCCTTATCAGACAACGCTAGACCTATTTGAATCCTGTACTCTGCCGCAATCCTCGAAAGATCCCAAAGCACCTGATCGTGCTGCTTTGAATCCTTATCAAATTTGTAGAGCAAGGATTTGCTTGCTGTTTCTATGCCAAGCAATCGAAGCAATGTACTGTAAGAAGAATCGTTCCTCGCAGAGATGGAGTCCTGAGCCTTATTCATTACAAGGCCATACCTGTGCGCCATGTACGCTTTCGTAATGTTGCTTGTACTGCCTGCCAACTCAGCCAACTGCGCGGCTACAAGATCAGATGCGTACAGAACAGGGGTTAGCTCAAGTTCTTTCATCCTTGTCCCTTGCAGGATCTGCCCGATCATTCCGAATTTGTCGTTAATGTTCTTAACAGTGGTAGCGGACACACCAAGGAACGCAGTCATTGGCTTAGCATTGTCGCCAAGCAACGCATCGTAGATCATATACAACGATTGCCCGTTACCCATACGTGCTGCAAAGGCAGTATCTTGCTCCATGACATTACGCATGAAGGAATCAAGGCCTCCCAAGTACACATCCTTGATCTCTTCCATGTCGGGCTTACGGCCAGTAAGATTGTATATTGCATCCGCAATCTGTTGACCAAACGGATAACCAGCGGCACCGAACAAAGCAATGTTCCCGATAATCAGACGGAACCTTTCCCCAGCAGTAACATCCCTGCTAAGGAAAAGCATATCCTCCGACATCTTCCATCCGTACTGTCGCATTTGCATGAATAGGCCAGTAGCTTCGTTCCTTTGCCAGAATGCGCTAGCGCCAGGAGATGTATGACTCATCAGCTCGTTAGTTCTTCCGCGAATCCACTCAATGTACTCATCGCTTCCTTTAGGAAATGCACCCTTAGCTGCCTTGTCCAGAGCTTCCCTTCTGGCAATTCCAAAGGAAGTTGCTCTAAAAAATTCCTCGCCTTTATAAGTGGGTACTCGGCCAACTTGTTCCGCCTCTCTAAGGAACCTGACAAGAGGATGCACAAGTTTATCTACTTGTTTTATTACGATTTGTTTTGGTCTGCTTGTTGGAAGAGTAGAAACAATCTTTGTAGTGTCTAGCGTTGCTTCAGTTGTCCCTACTTCTTTCCACCCAGTGCGCTGCCAATCATAAAGAACTTCTGTAAATTCTCCTTTTTTATAATAACCGAGCGCAGTTGCTGCCCGAGTATCCAGAACTTTCACAAGTTTATTATTGAAGTCTCCAAGGCTAGCCATAACAATGAATGGCGCATCCTTAAACGCAAAGGTTCCATGAATAGGTGATTTAAGTACTGCGTCCTTCAAGCTCAATGCTTGTAGTACGAAGTGACCGAAGTTACCCAAACCCATTGTAAGCGAGTACGTCACTGTCTTCATAAAGTTCAGTGCATCGTTTTCGGTTACAATTGTCCCTCGCTGTACCGCTTTTGGCAACCAACGCAAGTAATCCTTGTCTCCAAGTAGCCTAGCCATGCCTTTAGCAAGCGAGAGCTTCTTCTCCATAACCTTCGCACCAAGAGCATCAGGGTGCCTCAGTTCCCGAAGGATGTGCATCCTTTGTGCTTGTGCTACTTGAAGTACGTTCTCTGATATTCCTTCAGGATTCTTGATCCACACCCCATCCCTAAACAACTGTTCTGGTGCGGGGAATCGGACATTAGGATTATCAAGACGCAGCCATTTCCCGTACTTAGCCATCCAGGAATTAACTTCTTTGATGGCGAAATTGCTGTAGCCAGCCATCCGACTAGCGTGTGTCATCTGCTGCGCCAATGCTTCAAAAGGAGGAACCAGTTCAGCGTAGTTACCAACGTAACCGTCTGTCAGATGCTCTCCTCGTTTGGAGTAATACAGTTTTCCTTTGTGCTGGTTCAATTGCAAGACTTGTTCGTTCTCTGCAATCCCTTTCATTGGAAGATCCTCTCTGTCGAACACAGAGTTGAACTTACCGTCCCTACTGAACTTACCGTTAGCAATTTCTTGCTGAACTCTTTGTAGCGTGTATCCGTCATGGATATTGTGAATGTCAGCATCGTATTGCCTACGAAGAGCATTCAACTGCACCTGGTTAGCATTAGCCCCTAGTCTGGTAATTGCTCTCTGGTAATCATTGTACTTTGCTTGGATCTGCGTCATTTGCTCTGCGTACTTCATCGCATGAGCTTCGCTGGGGAATATCGCATGGACAGAAGGACTAACATCCCCCATCTCTTGTTTTACTAGCCACTTTTCTGCGTACCTGCGCGCACCACCCTCCGTGTAACCAAGCACGTACGGATTAAGCCCGCTGGATTTTACTTTGCTGTACTTCTGGATGATGTGTGTTACTTCTTGTCCTGCATAATCCATCCTACCGTGCAGTCGCAGTACAGTATTTGTTTTATCCGCTAATTCAGTGGCGGCTCCTGCTTTATCAACCACCATTCCGTTTGATAGAACAAATCTTGCATTTTCTGAAATAGCCGTTCGGTTATCTACCGCTCGGGCAAGAAGGAAGTCATCGATACCTGCAATATCATCAACGGTGTAATGGCTTAATCCAGCCGCTGCTGCATTGTCGTACTGCCTTTTATTCATAAGCTCGTAGTCAAGATCGTACGACGCCCTGTACGCATAGTAAGCTGACTTCTCCTCAAGAGATGCTTGTCTGCCGTACACGCTAATGTAGTGCTGATCTATTTCGGTTTCATCAAACCACTTACCCAGTGTTCTTCCAGTAGGATCACTAGGGTTAGGAGTACGCATACCTTTTAGCATCAACTCCTGCACTTTATCTAACTCATCGCCTCCAAGTGCTTCCCAGAACTTGTACAACCTGCTGTAATTCTTAGCGTACTCGGATGTTTCCAGAGCAGCACTTGTTGCTCCGCGCAGTTGAGATTTAGTACTGGTTCTCTTTGGACTCCAAGCGTACTTACCGATACCAAAAAGATTATCGATCCAGTTGGCATCTTTAGTTATTGTTGTATCCATCCATCCGGATTCATCAATACCGCGACGTATCTGGATAAGCCAGCCATTTCCTCTAGCATTAGGGATTACTTTGAAATTAGAAAGACCTTGAGCATTACCTGCCTGCCTAGCACTTTGTTCTGTATAGAAAGGAATGCCTGCCCTTGACTGAATGTTAACAGCCATGAATTGGTTTGGCCCTTCTACAACGTGTTCAAAGTAAGCCAGGTTCTTACCGGGGAACTCTGTTCGTTGAATCCTTTGTTGCTCTGCTGATATTTGTGCAGCGCTGCCTTTTATACGCAAAGGATCTACTGCTTTCTCTAGTCCTTCTGCAAGCGGTTCTACCATCTCTCTTTGAACAATAGAAAGCAATTCAGGATTCTGTATCCCGCCGGGATAATTCATTTGGGTACGGTAGCGAAAGTTCTGGGCAGTGACTTTCCCGCCCTGTATTTGATTGGCAAGCAAACGACCAGCAGTTGTGCTACCCATGGTTGCTTTAATTAGATCAATGCTGGATAGCGCCAGAGGAATATCAAACAAAGGATTATCTATGAAGTTCTGGAATGTCTTGTTGGAGAAAACTTGATCTACTGTACTTGCCGGATCAAAACTCTTTCCAAGGATGTTTTCTTGGACTTGCCCTTGCTCGTCAATTACCCCTTTTATTGCAAGCAACTCCTGAAACTCAGGCTTATCAAGCTGGCTAGTAGAGATCATATCCCTAAGCATTGACATTGCTTGCAGTGGATTATCCAGTGCGCCTTTATCAAGAAAAGAATCCCGAATACCCTGCATAAGAGTATTAAGTCTTTTGCCGAATTCTTCATCGCTTATGGCAGGATCCCACAACTGATCCGCATTTACTTCACTCTTAGTTCCAGGGAAAAAGAAGAATGTACTAACACCGCTCTTTGCGCCAGCATAAATACTGTTAACAAACGTTTTCAGCAAATCGATTGTTTGTCGATACATTGCTACGTCTGTGTATATGGGTTCTCCTTGAGGACCAACAGCCAATGGCTGAATATCAGCTTGATCTTTTGGTACGTACTTGGTTTCTAACTCCCTTGTTATTTCGTTAAATGCGTTGTTTAATCGCAACAGACGCGCATTCTTTCTAATGTCAGAGCCTATGTCTTCAGGACGAACTACTTCTGCCGGATCTGAATCCTTTATAGTTGCTGCAAAATCCGCAGCATAGTTCTCCATCACCATGTTGGTTTCTTTAGGAATACCTTGAGTTACTACTTGCTGGGCGAGGTCTACGTTCCCGCTCGCAAGAGCAGAATCCAGAGTACTTGCAGCAATTCCTTTGCTTTCCTGCTCTGATTTTAATTGTAACTCTGTTCGCATTCTTTGCTCATCGCCAAAAGACAAGCGCGTCCTGTTAAGATTCATTTGATCTTGAGAGACGCTTCCCTGTGCCATGCTGAACTGTAACGCCAAGGACTCCAGTTGATCCGGAGAATACAGGGGTTGCTCTTGGACAGGAGGCTTAATAGAGTACGTCGGAGTTATTTGCATTACGCTTTGCCTTGCGAAGCATTAAGACCAAATGAGGCGAGGTTACCAAAGATATCCGCAGCAGCGCCGAACTGACCTGCTCGACTCTGTGCCCTAGAAGCGTTAGCAAGGAACTGGGATTGATTGAGTGCTGCCTGCTGCTGCATACCTTGGAAGCCAATAGCAGCACCGGCTTGGCTACGAATGCTTCCCATTGCTCCAGCTTGCCCGCTTCCTGTAGCGCCAGTAGACACAGCAGATTGCTGTACCATAGCGGAGCGGATACGCGCCTCTCGCATAGCTTGTACAGCGTTCTTCTTGTTCTGCTCCATTTGGATAGCAGTCTCTACCTTCTGGGCTTTACGCTGTTGTTGAGCAGCCTCTTTGGCTTCTTTAGCAGCCATAATTTGAGAGCCTGTTTGCGCTACCAGTGCTGTAATAATAGCCGCTTCAATACCCATTTAATGCACCTCGAACCTGAACAGTTGATACGTATTACCATCGACTCCCAGCATGAACTTATCCGTAGGGTAGAACCCCATCATGCAAAGGAACTTCTCTTGTTTCTCGCTAATCCAAGGAGCGTACAGCACTTCCTTGATTTGCATCTGCAACTGGCACACAGTAGCCATGAGCGCCTTATAGATTGAGTGCGTCCACTTTTTTACCGTGCAGTGCAGGATAACTTCTCCCGAAGGAGCGCGATCTCCTGATATCCTCCAGTACAGATTCTCATCCAGTACCGTCATCATGGTTCTTTGTTAGCTCCCATCTCAATATTCCATCCAAGCAATTGGAGATCCTTGCCTGCTTCCGTAGCGAACTTGAACGAGAGTGCCCTGCCATTACCCCGGATCTTATTCCGAGTGGTAATCACAGAGTACCCGTAGCTCAGACTTCCTGCGCTAGAAGGAATAAAGTTCTGCCTGTATCGGTACGCCTGGAACTGCTGGCCCCATCGACCAGCATCCTCAGAGGTACACCATTCCCACTGAGCTTGAATCAAGCAACTAGAAGGAGCAGAGAGAGTAAGCGTACCTGAGCCTTCGTCAGTCCAATTAGTCTCAGTACGGTTACAGTGAACAGTCAGGTACGGAGCGTACTTCTTTCTGGCACTATCTCCGCCAGTGATGTACCCCGTAACAAGATAAGCCGCAGCATCCGTACCGCTAGCACCAGTATACCAGTCCTTGAAAGTATTGTCCTTGAAATACGATGCAGTCATCAGGTACGTACCGGATGTATCCGATCGCATTGTGCTGTACTTGAAGTCCGAATTAGCGAGGCTTCTGGATTGCACAGGAACAGGAATGTACCCCGTTACCAGAGGACTACGAGAGCCAGCATCCTTGAACGTGAACCTACTCCACGCTGGCATGGAGAGATCCAGAATCAGTTCGTGCGTGTACCTGTGCCGGTACAGGAATCTATTCTCTACTGCTCTGTACAGCCAACGGCAACGCTGGGATACGTCATCGAAGTACCCCACTGCGTACTTCTTAGAGCTGTACGGAATGGCATTGTACAAAGTCTGAATAGTGAATTCCGTCAAGGACTGAATCTCAATTCCACCTTGTCCCATACCAAGAGCAAAGATACCGTTACGGCTCCAGTACAGCACAGCATCCGTTGTTACGATAATACTCTCAGCCGCAATTGCACCGTTGTTGGTCAGGAACTGGGACTGGTACTCCGTAGCAGTAAAGCCTCGATCACCGCCAGCAATAGCCCATACACCGTTATCGGCAAAGACAAGCAAGGATGACTTGAACGGAATGAGTGCCTTGATGTTGACAGCATCGGGCAATTGCAAGTAACCGCCATCTGTGTCAATTAGATCGCTTATGTCCTCTGCGGTAGGATCAGCCTCTTGGTAACAAGCCTCCAGATCCGTCAGGTTATCCACAAGCTGCGAGAACAGTACGAAGGTTCCTACCTTGGGGCTTTTGGAATCTCCACCTGTTTCGCCAGGAGAGCAAGCAAAGAAGATCCTGCCAGCATACGCAGCAACAGCCTTGATGCCTCCTGTGGATTGATCCGTTGGGATGGAAGTCTTGTAGTTCCTGCGAGCAGACCAACCGGAAGCAACATCTTCATCGTAAGTATCCTTACGGCCCTGACTGCGATCAAAGAGATCGATGATGTAATGCCCTGAAGCAGCAGGAGTATTGCCTGCCACAATGTTATCCAGAGCATGCGGGTAGTAAGCCTTACGTCCATTCTGGAGGAACGTCATTGCGGATACCATCACATCCGCATTGCTGGGATATACTCCCAAGGAAGTAAACGTGCGCTCTACGGGATCCTCTACTGTACCGTTGTTCATGGTACTGGGATTCTCTGGATCAGCAGAGCAGAAGAACTCAGGAGGCCAGCCCTGATTGTACAGATTGTAAGCGTGCAGATCCGTCAGAGTGCTAGTGCGCTCATCCGTAGCAAAGCCGTCATCCACACCCCAGAAGTCACGTACCTTCAAGCGAGTAAAGGTCAACGTGTAAGTACTGCTTACGGGTTGGATTACTCGGAGGGCTTGATCGCCTACAGCAACAATCAAGTTACCTTGGATACTGGCAAATGAGAATCGCTCTCGAACAGTAGCTGTCAGAGAGATAGCGCCACCAAAGAGAATGTTACTGGAGACAGCGGTAGTATCCGCATCGAATACGTACAGCTTGTTGCCGAACTGATGCACCAAGTAATTAGCTTCAGGATCCTGGCCTACGTTCTCCCACAAATAGTTCTGTACAGCGCACGTAGTTGCAGTAGCGGTAATTGCCAGATTAACCAAAGAGTACTGGGACTCGTAGTCCATACCAAGACGACGAGCACGAGAACCATTCCTGTCAAGGATAAAGTTCTCTTCGTCAACAGAGGATCCTTCAGGGAAGTTAAGAGGGGATGCCTCTGTAATCAGTCCCTTGACCCACTGGTTCGCTTCAACCGGCTGCCGTTGCGTTCTCGCTCGCACGTTCTCTCCGTTCTCTGCTACGTTGACTTACGTTAACTGCTCGACTCTGAACTTGCTTCTGAAACATACGAACTGCTTCTTCAGCCTTAGCCTTGGATACCCAATCACCATCCAGTACTTTAGGCACAGGCCCACGAGTATTCTTGACTATCCAGTAAATTCCACTAGGCACTACTTCCATGTTTATCCTTTATCCAAGAGTGGGTTCTTTTCATAGCCAGAGAAAGCCTTTCTCCGACCGTAGTTAGGCAGACGAATACCGCCCTTAGCTCTCCATGCTCTACGAGAAAGCCATCGATGCTGGCGCGAAGCCTTCTGTTCAGCCTTCTCATTTGCAGCCTGACGAAGCGTATAGAAAGCAGTGCTCTTCGCTTCTTCAAGGAGCGCAGGAAAAGCCTCAGCGGGAAGATCAGGCACGCTGTTATCCAAGCCAGACCACTGAGGATTCTTAATGCCCCAACAAGAATTCTTTCCTGTTTGTAGCACTGAATCCACTGCGCTATCCCAAGAATCCAAGATGAGGGCGGAGTCATCGAAGGTAGTCCAGTACGTTGGAGCAACGTCATTACGAATGTTTAGTTTAACGCCAGAGACATCCACAACCTGTACGTTGCTGGCAGAGGAATCCCTACCTGCACAGTGCGTAAAGAAATCCTCTGGCTGGAGGTACGAGAGTTCATCCCACTTATCCTTGGCGTCCGTACTCGTGCGCTTGTTGTACTTGATCCAGCGCAGTTCCTTGATGTTCTCAGGAAGAGCCAAAGAGGTCGGATAATCTACATCGGTAAAAGATGTGCAACTGAATCCTGTTTGCAGATGCGGCCAGTTGCGGTTAGCCATCATCTCAAGGTACGTAGTCTTTACAATCTGGGCTACTTGCTGGGCTTCTACCGTATCGTCAATCGAGTTAATAGTATCGCCATCCATCTCATTCAGGATGTCCTGTACGATATCCAGCAGACTTAGCTTCATGTTATGTCCTGAAATAAAAAAGGGGTGGGAGGGATCACTCCCGCCGCACCCCTAATGGGTTACTCGTTATTAGACTTTGAGGTACTCAATAACGAATCGACCGGAGCCCTCGTTGATCGAACCGCCGGCTACACCGATTACAACCGTAGTCGTAGCGGTAATACCCGTCGAGAACGTACCCTTGAGGGCGGCAACAGCGAAGCCTACACCCTTAGCCGTACCGGAGATATCGGCACTGTCCGTACCGAGAGCCCCTTGACGACCAAAGGAGAGTGCTGCGCCTGCACCCGAGAGCGAGAGAGCCGTTTCTACTTCCACCCACGCCCGAAGCGGGAGTGCATTGAAGAGAATCGTAGTGGGAGCGTTGATGGAGTCGTTGTTAATCTTATCAGCAGAGAACTCTACCGCAAGATAGTTCAACGCACCTTCGTGCCCGCCCAGCGCACCGCGAGCCCCATCGGGGATCGAGATAGCGCCATAGCGAGTGTTAACGCCAAGACCGGAGCTATTTTCTTTAGCCATTGTGCATTCCTCCTATTAAGCCGTCTTTACGGCATCGGATACAACAACGCCAAGGGTGTCCTTGCGCTGAAGACCCATGCCCCAACGAGCAGTGGTAAGGAACTCATCACGCTGCCGATCCTTGTTACGCTCACCTTCTACCTTGGGCTGTTGGCGCCAGGCATTCATCACGGGCTTGCAGTTATCGTCCGCAATGCACATGAACAGGTTAGCAACACAAGTGGTGGAAGCGGATGCCGAACCATCAACCGAAGTGCCAGCCGCTACTTGCGGAAGCAGGTTGGAGGTCCAGATGTCCCAGCCGTGGATTCGCATAACGAACTGGTGCTCGTTAGCAAAGCCGTTCATCATGACTTCTTGGTACGCCGGATGACGATCAAGCTGCGAAGTGATGACTACTTTCTTCTGGAAGGTAGCAGCAACAACCGGATCAACAACAGCAACACGACCGAACTGCGGTACGTTGGCCTTATCGAAGGCAAGACGCATCGAGATCAGATCGTCCTCGCTCATCGTCCAGTTGGTGCCCGTAGCACGCTGGCGGTGTGCGAAACCGTTGACGAGGTTCTGGTTAGCAGCCGTTTGACCGTTGTAAGCCACCTGATAGAAGCGGCTCTCAAAGCGCTGCTGGATTGCACGGGTTGCCTCTTGGGCGCGTGCAGCCATCAGGGCCTCGATCTGCGAACCATCCTGACGAAGGATATCGGTTACGTACCAAGCATCGCCAATGTAATCGGTGATGGACAGGGTTACGTTGCCGGTTTCGATCGCGTTATAGATAAGAGGCGAATCCTCTTCTACTTCTTGAATCGTGGCCGTACCGATAGTTTTGATGTTCAGCGTCGAACCCGCACCGAAATCCGATACATCCCGATAAAAACCTTGGGGAAGGATCGCAGTCGGCAGGGTGCGAAGGATGAACTGACTGTACTGCTGGGCTTCGATAAACGAAGGGGTATTCAGCGTATAGTTGGACATAGTAGTCTCCTATTATGCTAGTCCGAGTTCCTTATTCACTTCCTCCTTGACCTGACGGAAGAACCCGACAACATCTTTGGTGCTTGCGCCCCACATGATGTTCTCTGGTGCCTTCACCTCAGTTGCCTTTGGAGAAAGAGCCTGCGTGTTTACCGTACTTTGTACGGAAGGAGCTGCCGCCCTCGTATCGAAATAACCAAGAACTGCTTTAGGTGAGCGCGCAGCCAAGGCACCAAGTTCCGCTACGCTAAGACCAAGGTCGTTAGCTTTTGCTTGAAGAGCATCCTGGACTTTATCTCCAAACTTCCCTTTAAGCGATTCAAGAACTTGTTCCCTATTCTGGCGTTCACGAAGAGCCTGTTCTCGCTTCTCCAGTACGGAGAGTACGATCTGCTCCTGATCCTCGACTTTCGGCATCGGGGCTTGGTCGGAACCCTTACCTTGTTCAAGGCGTTGAAGGAGTTGTTCCATCGTATCGACCTTCTTAGCAACCGTCCTGAGTTCAGCGTTCTCAGCCTCAATTCGCTGGATATGCTCCTGCGCTTTAGCTGCACCGATCAAGGCATCTGCTACAGTCCTGTACTTAGGCTTTCCTTCAGGGTTGGTAATCGCTTGAAGGAACTCACCGTACTCCGGCTTACCTTCTTGCTTTACCTGCGCTTCGACTGCTGGTTGGCTAGTCTCTGCCGTCTGGGCGTTGGTCGTGCCCAAGAATTCTTCAGACATATTTAATCCTTTCCTTGTAGGTCAATAATGCTTTGCACTTCCCGAAGCGCCCGAATGTAACCGGACGCATCTGCTTGAAAGTACCCGAAGCTAGGCAGCTCGTAGCATTTCGGCAGATTCCTTTCTGACTCTTTTTCCTTAATCTTTTCCTCAAGGATTCCGGTCAGAACCTCTAGAGCTTTGGCTGCTGAAACGATCTGGGACTTTCTGTCCGACTTAGCTTGATCGTCCCTAGCACCCTTGAACCATATTGTCTTCAAACAGTTACTTCTTCTTCGACTTCTTGGCTTTGGGCTTGGCCTTTTTCATTTCAGCCATTTCTTCTTTCTTGCCTTTCATACCTTTCATTTCTTTCTTGTGGCCGTAGTGCATGGGCATTGGGTTTGTCTCCTTAACAGTTCCAAGCTCTGAGTGATTTGTTGATCCTACTGTCAGGATCGCGTTTGGTTTTCTCACTGGTCAGCTTGTCCTTCATGCCTTGCATACGCGCACAAAATGACTTACGTCTACCAGCATCCTTCTTTGTCTTAGGGTTAGGCGCAGGAGGTTTTAGGTTGCCGCCAGTAGCTTTGTTGTAAGAGGCTCGGCCTTTGGCGTTCAATCCGCCTTTCTCGGCCTTACCTTCCTTACGCTGCCATGCAGGAGAAGCCATTATCGCTTTCCTCCCAGACTTCCACCCCTAGTCCTGTTAGCACTTCTGCTAACTACTCTGCGGTTGGACTTATGATTAGTTCCGCCTTCCATTAGTTGTCGCTTGTGGTCTACGTCCTTTCCGTCACCTTTAGTGACCTTCCCATCACGTAGAGCTTCTCGACGAGCTTGATTCCTGGCAGCACGATTCTTTTTCTGTTCTGGCTGGCTGTTGTACTTGCGCTGTCGGACACTATCCGCAGTCGCTGTACTTTTGTATTCGCCCTTTTTAGCCATAGTTATAGTCTCCGATTATCGCAGAATACCGTTGATCTGTCAACCAACTGGCATACCGGGGGGCATTCCGCCCTGATCCGCAGCCATCATTGCAGCATCCTCGCCTACGGCCTGCTCCTGAAGAACAGCCATAAGACGCTGTTGCTCGGACTGCTCGATCAAAGCAATGTTGTCAGAGATCAACTGATAGCGTTCAACGCCAAAGAGATCCTCTGCCAGACGAGCCAACTGTTTGGAGCTTACGTGCGGAGCAATTAACTGGCCGACAGGGCTATTGAACAATCCCGTCAGGTTTTGGATAAGCTGTTGCTGGCTAAAAAAGTGCCTTGCCCCTACAGGACGCAGCTTACCGTTAGCAGTGATGTTCTCCTTGGTTACAGTGCTGAAGATCTGTGCACCCAGTTCATCATCAAAGACCCGAACGATATCGGCTGCATCCATGTTCCTGCGGGAGATTTCCAGCATGGCATTCAGGATAGGCTCCAGCATCTCTACTTCAAAGTTCTGGATCTTCTCTTGAAAGATACGGCCAGCAGCACTCTCCAAGGACTGAACCTCGTAAGCAGTCTTCTCGCCAGGAGTACGGATACCCATAGCCTGCTTAGGTGCTCCTGCGTAGTCCTCCATTCGCTGTTCGAGAATAGCGATCTGTGTATCCGCAGCCAGTGCCGTAGTATCAGGCACAAGCATAGTGACATCGCCCTCGACATCCATATGGATCTCAGCACCGGGAGCCCAGTCGAACTCCTCTATCTCGCCCTTGATCTTCAGGGGAGGGAATGCAATCAGATCGAATACGTCAGCCTTGATGTTCTCAAGGTGATCGATCCTGTACTGCATACCAACAAGATTGTGCAGCGGTCCCATAGCGTACAGGTTGTCAGGACGCAAGCGCCAACCAACGTGAGCTTTGGAGCCCTTAGGGAACCAACTAGGATTGACTTCCTTGCGGATTACTTTCGAGCGATCAATAATCGTAATGCAATGATTCCGCATAAGAGTATCAGTGTTAGGATCATACAGGTCGCCCTCGAATTCGATCAGTTCAACATACGGGGATTGGTAGTACTCGTACAGGTTACCGAATCCATCAATGGTGTACCCAGCAGCCTTGTCGAAGTCCTCGATGCTGTACTGACCGTTGGCAATGTCATGCCGGAACTTCATGGCCTTGGACAGAGCTTCCTTTACCCAACCTTCGTTAGGGAAGTCCTCTGCTAGTGCCTTTAACTCCCCGAGATTCATGATCTTCCGTGTCATCTTGGGAGAGTTCTTGAATGCAGAAGCTGCCGGATTGATCAGGATATCCAGAGGAGAGATCCGCATAACACGCGGGCCAACATAGCCCGGAATCATTTCTCCTGTGAGTTGATCCTCTTTGGTTTCGTTTACCCACTCTACGTCCGCAAAGGCATTGCCGTAGTCAATGTAGTCGTACAACAGTTGCGAGATTGCAGTACGGAACCCGCCAAGGCGAGTCTTGTTCTGCATGTAGGATTCAATGGCTTCCCGCTTTGCTTTGGTAGCGTCATCCAGAGAAAAGCCTTCCCACTTCATCCACTGATCGTTAGGGAACAGAGCAGCCATGTAGTTGGCGTGCAGGTTATCCCGAATCTGCGTCAGTTTAGGAGTAGTTGTGCTGTTTCTCCAAGGTAGGGTCCTGTTGGAAGTCTTGCTTGTATCCGTAGCGAACAGGTAGTTCCTAAGTTCCTTCTGTTCCTCTACCCACGGCTTACGCTGATTATGGAAATCATTCCACATCATGTATATTTGACCAGCAAGATTGTCCGGTCGAAGCTGATCCCTGAGTTGCGCTACATTACCTGCCATATGCTATTCCGCCCATCGTTGTGCCAAAACCGCCGAACCGCTTGTTGAACAATGCTAGTCCGGGAGTACCTTTTACTTTCTCAGTTCGCTCTCGTGGCTTCTGAGCAATCTCTACGATACTGGCTAGAGTATCCACTACGTCATCGTGAGCAGGTCTAGCCAGAAGGATCTCGTCTTCCAGTACAGGGATGTATCCGCCACGGTAGTGCCACATTGCCTGCTGCTGGTACCGAGGTTCCAGCACTGCTGCAATGCGCTCTTCCTTTGAACCCTGGTTCCTGTTAGGCCTGTACTCATCGATCTTGAGAGAGACGCCTCCCTCTTTAAATCTCTGCTTCAGGTCATTCACAATGACTTGTTGGGCCGTCGTGACTTCTGCTCTGAGCTTCTTGAATTGCCATTTGTTGTACATACCCACGAGCCTATCGTAGTACTCGCTGATCTTATCGCTCTTGAAGCGGTCAATATCGAGTACATAGATATCGTTAGAGGCATCAACGCCAATGACAACGATAGCCGTATAATCGGATTTTTTTGATAGACTGAACGCAAAGTCAACTCCTGCGTATACGTTAAGTCGGTTCTCCTTGAAGAACCAAGTGCCTGATACTTGCTTTAGGAACTTCTGATCGTAGTACTGGAACCTAGAGCGATCCACTCGATTGGATTCAGGATCGTTAGGATTGTTGTAGTACTGTGCATAGAACTGAGTCTTGTCAGTGTACTCAGCATAGATCCTGGAGAGGATCTTACGATCAAAGCCAAAGCGTTTTCCGTCCGGTCTAGCCTCTCTAGGCCAAGTGAATACTCCGTCCACCTCTACAACTTCTTCCATCATATCCCAAACTGGGATGTACTTAACGATCTCATCATTCTCGTTGTAGATGGCTTCCTCTTGTTTAAGCCATACGCTGTACTGATCTCCGGGATGATACCGAGTACCCGCTGCCTTAACCATTCCTCCAGCGTTCTTGATGCTGGACATCTGGGACATAGATGCAGCAGTCTTCCTACGGCCTTCTTCTGTGTACGCATTGTCAGGAACAACTACGTCATCCGCAATGATGACATCAGCGTGCCAACCAGTAGTGTTCGTAGTTAGACCAGCAGTACGGATCGTGTTATCCCGTACCATCTCTTTAGCCCGAGCAGGATGGTCTACGTTAATTGCCGTAGTGGACCACTTGCTCCTGCGTCCTTCGTCTTGATCCAGCATTTCAGGCCAGTACCTGCGGTACACTGGAGAATCAATGATGCACTTGATGGCGTACAACTGATCCTCTGCTAACTGGGCTGTAGCCGAGATGTACAGGATCGTGGACTCAGGATGCTTAGTGATCCACCAAGCGCACCACACTGCCAAGCAATGGGACTTCTGGTGTCCCCGAGGCAGCATGATTAACTGGTTAAGATCATTCTCCGAGTGCTGCAAGAAGCGGAATACCTTCTCATGTATCTCCCCGTATATCCGCATAGGATTTACAAGGCGAGCAAAGGTACACAGATCCGCTTCTGCCGCTTCTCGTATCTCTTGCTTAGTTGTCATTAAATGCCGTTCTGGTAGATAAGGTTTTCCATAGCAGCCATCCTCACAAGAAATTCTTGACCATAAATGGAACTGACGAATACGTCACAGTCACTGACTGACCGGGAGCCAGCGATACGCTTCGGTTTGAAGTGAAACCTATTGCGTTTGCGCCCAATGCAATTTCGCTGACAGTGCCAGAAAAAATAGAAATGTACTCAGGTCGAATTCCTGCGGTATAGGTAAACGGAGAAGCGCCCACGGTAATGAACGTGCTTGTTCCTACGAGCTGGTCGCCTTTGTTGCTTTGGACTACTGTGCCTGTACCGCCAGCGCCAGTGATGGCTGCGACTGACAGATTAGTGAGTAGGTTGCTTACAAAATGCGTGTTTTGCGCGGTGGACAAGTCAACCGCTATCTGTGCGTTTTGCAGGGTGTTGCTACTAATCCCGGTACGGTTTGCAAAACTTGTGACACTGATGCAAGTGGTGCCACCAGATATGATGTTGCCGTCTATGCGGCAATCTGTACCCTCAACGCGAATGCCATAAGCGGTTGGGTAAAACTGATTTGCCGAAACAATACATGCGACAACATTTGATTTGATTTGTAATGCATCGGCAGTAATTGTGCTAAACCAGCAATCGGTTATTTGGATATTAGAAATATTGTCTATGTAAAGACCGGAACCTCCGCAAGTGTCAAAGTCGTTACCTTCAAACTTAAATGAATACAATCCGTTTGCATTTGACGATGCATTTAAACCTGCGCCATTTGATGATGTATTGAAAAATATGTTATCTCGACAATACACACCTTCAACAAAATCCCAAGTGACAAGAGCTGATACACCACCTTCTATGCGATTCTCTCGAATAACTACGTCAACAGTACGATTAGTGCTTGAGTCAGTACCTTCAAGATAAATTCCATAATTAATGCAATTATCGATATAGTTGTTTTGAATGTCGATTATTGTGCCGCGATAAATTCGGATTCCGTTGTATATCTCGTTGTTGCCATAAATGCGGCAGCCTGAAATTTCACTGACGCCAATATAGTCTGAATCAATAGCATAGCCAGCAGTAGCAACTTGCTGCCGCGTGAATGCGACGTTTTGTATTTTTGCGTAGCGCTGGGTGATGCCGTCGCCAATCTTGATATGACTTTTGATTCCGCTAGCATCATCAAGAAGCAATTGGCTATCGTTGAAATTTAGTTCAAATGCACCGGAAACATTTATAGTGAGTGTGTTTGTGGTGCGGTAAATTCCGCCCGCTGGCGCAATCACCTGTTTTGCACCAGAATCAATCGCAGCCTGTATCGCCGCCGTGTCATCCGTCACCCCATCTCCAACAGCACCAAAATCCTTTACACTCACAACATCATTGAGCTTCTCAGCAACAGTTCTAGTTTCAGCGCCAGTGGCATCCGCTGTGTACGCAATGTTATCCGCATCTACCAGAGAGGTATTACCAGCGTTCAGTACATAGTACCCGTTCATATCCAGGTTGGACTGCATACTATTGGGTTCCCCGTTGGGATTATCCCTGTACAGTACTTTATTCTGGAACTCATCCTCGATAGCAGTGAAGTTAGCGTTCAACGCTGCTTGGCTAAGGTAGCCAGAACTTACGGTATTTAGATCAATCTTTGCCATGTTGTTATCCTTTGATTAGATCGTTGCGAACCAGTTGGCGTTTACTACACCACCGCTTGTTATTCCGAACATCACAATATTGAATCCGCCAGCACTGATATCGTACACACTGGCTGACAAACCTCCTCCGGTCTTAGAGTTCACAGTAGCTTGTACTTTGGGTGTAACAGGAAATGCCAGAGGGAATGTTACGTTCTGAAGAGCAGTGGTATACAAGGATGCATAGGCTGCACTAGCAGTAGCGCTTACAGAACCGGACTGAGAGAGTCCTGCGTAGAACGTGACATTAGTTAGTACTCCACCAAGGCCAGTAGTACAATCCAGAGCAACCTGTGGATAGAACACAACGGAGTCCACGTTACCGCCAATGGTTACAGCAGTCTCGTTTGTGCCATTCCCGTAGAACGTATTAGGAAGCATAGTAATCCTTGCCCCACGAGCAAGGTTGACTCCAACAGCGCTATTCCCAAGATTGAACAAGTTATCCGAGATGTTCACACTGTCCAGATAGTCATAGCCAGGATCAGAAAGAATGAATCCGATACCACTAGCGGGTACACTGAGTTGGTTACCTTCCATAATAACCATGCCAAAAGTAGTACTGCTGGTGCCATTCAAAGCAATACCTGCTGTTGCGGGCCACTCGATAGAGTTCCCTTGGATAAGCAGAATGCTTGTCATACTAGGATTACTGTTGAACTCTCCTACGTAACCGTAGTTACCGTTCAGGATCTTGTTGTTAATAATCCTAAGGCCACCTGAACTTAATTGCCGGACTGCATCCCCTGTTGCGTCCCCAGCATCGAACACGTTAGCTCGAATAGTAGAATCCCCTGCATCCGGGGTATCCGTGTTGGCTACTTCTACTGCGTACCTGTACCATGCAAAGTAGCAATCCTCAATACTCCAAGTAGCTGCCTTTACGAACTGTACTCCTCGGTAGCTGTACGCAAATACGCAGTTACGGATACGGGAGCCAAAGTTGTAGCCGCTTGTGGGTTCGTACTTGATGTATGCTGCTGCGGTTTGCTTCGTGTTAGTTACTGCTGGGCTAAACGTCATGTTCTCGACGTCAACTCTTGCAGTAGTTGTGATGCTCCAGAGGTTAATAGCTGCTCCGCTAGCTTTAATATAGGTAGCATCAGCGCCTTCACCTACTGCGCGTACTTGCTTAGAGATAGTTACTGCGCCGCATAGGTACGTGCCCTTAGGGAAAAGCAGTACACGATCCTCTGCTGCGTCAAAGGCTGCTTGGATAGCAACAGTGTCATCCGTTGATCCGTTACCAACTGCTCCAAAGTCCTTCACGCTAAGGAACTCTGACAACTTGGACTGGACGGTAACAGCTACTGCTCCGGTTGCTGAATTCTCGTAAGGAATGTTTACAGCAGTGGCATTAGATATCCCAAGAGCGGTTGGATTACCTACATTAAGCAAGTTAAAACCATTCATGTCCAAATGGTTCTGCATGCTATTGGCTTCATTTCCGGGATTATTACGATACAGAACCTTATTCTGGAACTCGTTCTCAATAGAGGTAAAGTTGTTATTGATCTGAGCCTGACCCCGGAACTCAGTCGTAATATCGTTCAGCGTAATCTTAGCCATTATTAGCTCCTACTTGTCAGCCTTGTTATTGATTCGATCTTGAATAGAAAGCAAGAGATCCTTGATCTCTCGGATATCCTCTTTGTAATCCTCTCTGCGTACAAAACTGGAATGCAGTTCTCGTTCCAACGCCATCAGATCATTCTTCATTGCATTAGCTGCATCGTAAGCAATACGTACAAACCAACCGACAAGGAATAGAATGAACGAGAATGCAATGTTAAAGAGGAGTTGGTAATCCATATTATTCTACTTGTTTGGCTTAGTCAGCGTTGTGTGCAAGTCTTGAATAGCTTCTTTAAACCATGCCATAGCGAACTGTTGGAAATCCTGACTACGCTGAGCAATAGCAGGATGCATTCCGTTACCCCAAACCGCTTGGAAATCACAGGAGTACCCATTAGGATTAATCTCAATATCCGTATGCGGAGCATTCCCCATGCGCCACTCTTTGGACAGGTAATAGAATCCCATCTCCGAGAACGGTTCCTTGTGCGTAGGATCACCATAGTATCTAGTTGAAGCCCAGTGCGGGATAATAATTGCACAAGTAGCTCCGGGCTTGAGTACGCGGTACAGTTCATTGAAGAAATGAATGCGTTGCCACTTACCTTCAAGATTAGTCAAGTGCTCAAGGAAATGACTACAGTGCGCTTCATCAACGGAGTTGTCCTCCCAAGGCCAAGGATCCGTACCAATATCCAGAACAACGTCCACACCTTCCATTGAGTACTGATCCACCCCAATGAAACCTTCCTTCTTGTTCTTACCGCAACCCAAATCGATTTTCATAAGTATCCTTACCAAGTAAAATCTTCGATGCCGAACTGGCCGGTCATATCGTAATGACCAACCTTTACGGAGCAGTCAATTGCACAACGGTAGCCGTGCTTCCTAGCATCACCCCAGAAGTACAAGTCCTGCGTTCCTACTCCGTCTGCGCCTGCAACAGTTTTGAACCAAGGACGGCGCAAGCGCTCATCTTTGAACATTGACAGTCGCCAGAGGTTGAATCCCATACCTGTTCCGCAGCACTCAACTAATCCACCATTGGGATCAGGAGGCTGTGGACGGAAGTTCAGCACAGGATCCTTAGGATCTCCCCAGATTTGGGGCTGGCCTTGAGGCCCCTTAGTCCAATACAATCCACCAATACAAGAGAACTCAGGATGCGTTTCCATCTGGTGGATAAGCTTTACTAAACCATCCGAAGGTGGGATGTTATCGTGCTCGATAGTCAGCAGGTACTCCCACTGATTGAGATCCGGATGCGCCAGGATCTCCGCAATCGAGTTAGAGAATGCTTCTCCTACTTCCATCCCAATAGCTGCCATCCGATGTGCTGCTTGGTTAGGTGGAAAGATTATGCCGCAGTGCGAAAGATATACCTTAGTTGGTATAGTCGTTCCCGCTGGTATAAGCATAACCGTTCGTTGTTTCTTCCAACTCCCGCCTTGAACTACTCTGGTAGTTGATCCAGCGAGGTCTTCGTTGTGATGTCCGCTATCCAACGAGACAATTTGTGGCTTCAAACAGGGGCCTCCATTAGTATTACAGGTACAAACGTAGCTCCTCCTTCTACGTCCGCTACGCGACAGCACAGGGTTTTCTGTACAGGAAGATCAACTAATACTATATATTCATCTTCGTTTAAAAAGAACCGTGTGTACGCAGAAAAATCATTAATATCCATACTTATACCGTATTAAAACCAAACGCTACCATGGGAAAGCGCTGAGCAAGAGAGTTAGTTCCTTGAATCTGAGTAAACGCTATTGATCCGGGTAGTGCAGTTGTTGATGCGCTATAAAAGCCCTGACCCAACGTAAGCTGTGCGCTAGCGTTTGTTGCGACTCCGAAATTTCCAAGGAAGTTAGTGTTTACCTGCGAAGCAAGATATTGAGAGAACGAACAGTTAGCGCCGCCTGTTGTCGTTCTAACAATCTGACCGATCCAGTACCGTCCACCAGAAACGGATGTACTCCAAGGGAATGTAAGATTGCGCCAACCTTGGTACAAACTACTGTTTGCAGAACCAGAGAACGTAATACCTGTTGTAAAAGACGTTGAATGCGCGAGAGAGATAGTGCTTACGTTTCGACTGTACAATCCAAGCCAGTTCGATACTGTGAACGATCCCGTTGAGTTCGATGCGTTAGAAAAGTTAATCGGCATGGCTACCATATTCATGGTTAGGTCCGGGAAAATATCCGGATCCAATGCTAACGTACCTTGACCGATCTGGCCTACTACGAGCGGATAGTCTCCGTGCGGAGAGTAACCTGACTCAATAACTCCGCCTCCTGCTGCAACACTTGCTGTAACTGTTGAACCATTTAGTCCGAACGTGACACCGTTACTGTTACTAAAGACAATGTTCGACAGGTTATTAGAGGTGGTCCCTGCGGAGACGTTAATGTTGGTAAGTCCTCCACCTCCTCCACCTGTTTGGTTAATAGAGATTGTGGCACCGTTTGCATCCGTGGACTGACTAAGCGAGATATTGTTCGTACCGACAAAGACAATACGCGTCCCTGTGATCCCTGTTGATCCCGCAGTGTTGCCAAGGTTGGATACACCAATAGAGTAGTTAGCTGCGCCAGGAGCGGCAATGGATAAAGACAATCCGTTTGAGTTCAGTGTACCCGAAGCATTTGCCCCAGTAAAACCCGATCCTGCAATATTGCCGGATGCCTGCGTTTGAACTGATTGTGTCGTAAGGTACGCGGGTACGCCAAGACTAAGGCCGTTGCTATTGTTAGTCCCTACGATGGCCGTACCAGTAGTCGTAGTACTAGAGAATCCAGAACCAACGATGTTGCCAGAAGCCTGAGTCTGTACGGACTGAGTTGTCAGGTACGCAGGAATACCTAAGCTCAAACCACTTGTGTTCAGAGTACCGACAAGAGCTGTTCCTGTAGTGCTTGTACTGGTAAAGCCTGTACGCGCTATGTTCCCAGAGGCTTGCGTCTGTACGGATTGGGTAGTCAAATAAGCTGGAACACCAAGACTCAACCCAAGACTGTTGTTAGTACCAACAATGTTTACACCAGTCGTAGTTGTACTGGAGAAACCAGCACCAACGATATTTCCCGATGCTTGTGTTTGGACAGTCTGTATTGTAATCCCGTTATGGCTAGCCGTAATTTGGGTACTGCCCGACATCCCGAACGTGATGCCATTAGAGTTAGCGAAGTTAATTGTGCCGGATGTACCCGTCTGAGTACCCGCAGCAATAGCAACACCGCCTCCTCCAGCAGGCAATGCCCAGGATCCGTCCCCGCGAAGGAAGTTAGTACTTGAAGGAGATCCTGA